TTGGACTCCAGAAACATCTTGCCGCTGCTGTCAGGCTTGGTCTTGGGGCCGGTCAGGTCGGTTTTCAGTTGCCGGTCGTCGGGAATCGACGCGCTCTTGAGCCAGTCGCGCATCGCGCCCCACATCTCCGCGCGCTTGTTGCCCCACATGACCTGGTTCTTGGCCTTCCAACCAAAGTTGACGCCGCGCACCTTATACCGCTGCTCGTTGAGCCTGTCAAGTATGCCATACCCCAGGCCACCCTCGTCCATGACGGTCAGCGTGGGCTTGAAGTCCTCGATGGCCTCGATGATGTGCCCCACGACGGTCATGGTGTCGTCGCCCTTGTAGCGCCGGATGGCCACCAAGTCCCGCCCCTGGCGCACCACGATGACGGTACTGTCGGCTCCCGAGCGCGCCGGGTCCACGCCGATGACGATGGGCGCCGTGGGGTCTTTGTACCTGGCGCGCTTGGCTGCCTCGTTGACGATGTAGGGGCCGATGAACTGGTCCTCACCGGTGCTGGGGAACTGCCCGTAGACCTCGACGCGGGCCTGCGGCGAGTCCTCACCGTGCTCCTCGATGATCTGCTCGTAGATCGCCTTGTCGGTGCCCTCAACGCTTCTTGAATCTATTTGCCGCGAAGTCCAAAAATCCCGCTTGGCGTGGAAGCACTCGTAGAAGTACCCGGTCGGCCGGCGCGGGTTGCTGAACGCGAGCCAGTAGCGATGGACGATGGGCTCGGTGAAGAACCCCGCGGCCACCGACCAGATGGTGTCGGGGATGCCGCTGGCCTCGTCGAAGATGACCATCATGCCGTCGTGGTTATGCACCCCGGCATAGGCGTCCGGGTTCTCCTCGGACCACAGTTTCCCCTCGGCGCCCCAGTAACGCGTGCCCTTCTTCAAGTCCCGCTCGACAAGCTCCGTGAGCCACGCGGCCGGCGCGAGGTTGGTGGCCGAGGGCTCCCACCAGTGGGCGTTGATGGCCATTGTGGTCCACTTGGTCAACTCGCCCCAGGTGACCTTGCGCAACTGGTTCTCGCTGTTGGCGCTGACGATGACGCTTGATCCGATCTTGGTGGACAGCATCCACAGAATCAACCACGACACAAGCGCACTCTTGCCGATCCCCCGACCCGACGCCACGGCGCCGCGCAGGGCCTGGAGCACGGCGTCCGGGGCGCTGTTGGTGCGGATGTGCCTGGCGATGTCACGCAACACCTCGCGCTGCCACGCCCGGGGTCCGCTGAACCGTTCGAGTGGTGTGTTCTTCTGCCCCCAGGGGAAGACGAACATGACGAACGCCTCGGGGTCGTTGGCGAGCATGGGGGACCAGAGTTGACTCATCAACTCCTGCTCCTCCTGCGGCGCGTAGCGCGGGCGTTGCGCGGGCATCAGGTGCGATCGACGTTGTCAGGCGCCGGTAGCGCCGGGTCGTCCACGTCGGTGATCTCCTCCACGACGGGCAGCGCGGCCACCCGGGAGCGTGCCTGCTCCAGCGCGGCGGTGATGCTGATCGAGGTGGACAGTTCGATCTGTTTGCTCTCGCCGTAGGTCTTGCGGTTGTCGGCGCCCATGAGCCACTTGTAGGTGTCGATCTTGAGCTTGGACCGGGCAACGTCTTCGAGGGCGTCGTCGGCCTCGGCAATCTCGATGATGCGCCCTGCCCACCACTCGGTGCGCAACTCCTTGGCCTCCTTGTAGCGCTCCATGCGCCGCGAGTCGCGCTTGATCCAACGCCAGAAGGCGTCGTAGTCGATGTTGCGCAGGTCTTCAGCGACGACGGACTTCAAGGTGCGCCCGCGGGTGATCTCGGTGAGCACACGCTCGAACATGGCGTCGAAGGTGGCGTCGAGAAGCTCGCGCGTGAGGCGACGACGCTCCTGGGGGTCGAGGAGCGCGGTGGGGACGATGGGTGGGACGAGTGGTGGTTCGACTGGCTGGATGGCTTGATGTGCCGTGGGGGCCAGCCAGTGCGGCAGGGGCGCGTTGTCCATGGTGCGCTGATGCTACCACAGGGTTGGCGATGTTGAATATAGGGCTCTGTGGATTTATTTTGAAAAAATTTATCAGGGGGTGTGGGCCCTCCGTTTCTGTCACCGGACCTCGCCGGCCCTCCCCCTCCCCCGTCTCGCGGCCCGCCAGCCGCCAGGGCGCTAGGGCTGCGCGGGTCCGGGGCGCCAGGGTGCCAGGGTGCCAGGGTGCCAGGGTGCCAGGGTGCCAGGGTGCCAGGGTGCGGGGCTCCCCGGCTCCCCGGCTCCCCGGCTCCCCGTGGCACAGAGCATCCCGGCATCCCCGCACCCTGTATGTATGTGCCTGTATCGCACAATGCGGCAATGGTGCGGGGATGCGGGAGGATCCGGGGCGCGGGGATGCGGGGATGCTGCGGTGTATGGGTTCGGGGTATCGTACGATGAGGGGTGTGACACGTCGACTTTTGAATCCGAACGAACAAGGGTTTGACACTTTATGCATCGTACTTATTGCATCCCCGCACCCCCCGTTTCCTGTCGCAGCGTCGCAGCGGCGATAGACAATGCCCGATAACCCTGCGCTTTACTTGGGCTTTGCTACAGAGTACATTACGCACATGCGCTCCACCCCGGGGCGCGCAACCAGGAGAGATAGACACCATGTCCACCCTACTGCTCACAATCGTCAACATCGACGCCGATACATCGCATGTTGAATCCATCCCCATCGCCGATGCATCGGACGTGCGCACCATCCTCGCATCCCGTGGCGGTCACCTTGCAGAAGGCCCGACGTTCACCATCGACGACGACGACGACGACGTTACCTATCACGCCACCATCGCCATCTGAGGAGAATCGCATCGTGTACTACCGCGTATTCTGGACCGACGCCACGGGTAACCCGCGTATGTCCGACCCACTCCCATCGCTCACCATCGCCCACGCCTACGCTCAGGCTGTAGGTGGCACCATCGAGCGCTATTGACGCTATCCGCCTAGCCCCGGCGCCCGGGGCTACGGGATGCACAAGAGCATCGTCAACAATAGGAGAGATAGACCATGACAAACACAAACAGCATCGTCGTGTATGACGGTCCTTCGATCATTGATGGCCGTCCAATCGTCGTGATCCTCACTGGGTTAGCATCGTCAAGCGAGAATTCAAAGACGGGCGATCTAGTGCAATCGTTCGTGATCCGCTCTGACGTGTCGCCAACGGATGCACTGAAAACTGGTGCCGATGCATCGATCTGCGGCCAGTGCCCGCATCGCCCGTTGATCGCCCGCACGCTCGAACGCGCCGGCCTGCCGTGGTCGCCCTGTTACGTCAACGTGGGGCAGAGCGTACTATCTGTTTACCGTGCATACCGTCGTGGCAGTTATCCCGTTGCAACTACCATCGGGCAGATGCGCGCACTACTGCGCGGCCGTCGTCTGCGCTTGGGTACCTATGGTGATCCTGCAGCTGCGCCAGTTCAGTTGTGGGCTCTACTGGTTAGCCTGGCAGACGGGCATGTGGGTTACACGCACCAGTGGCAGTCGGTCGGGTTTGACGTCACATCGTGGGCGCCGTTGGTCATGGCCAGCGCAGACAACGATGCAGAGGCTGCGCAAGCTACTAACATGGGCATGCGGTATTTCCGGGTATCCATCGGCGTCGACAAAGGGCCGCTCGAAGTGACATGCCCGGCATCGGCCGAAGGAGGGCGCAAAGCTCAGTGTAGCGATTGCTTGCTCTGCAGTGGCACATCGAAGCAAGCTCGTTCTATCGTGATTGCTGACCATGCATCGGGGCATGCGAAGCGCGTGATTGATATCCGGCTTGCAGCATGAGGGGCGCCAGCATGACAGACGATTCTGTGATCTTCGCACGCCCGTGCATCAACCACCCGGACCTATCGGTGGCTGTGGCACGTACCGTCATCGGCACCTATCGCATGACGTTCCGCGACGATGAAGCCGGGGCCATCATAGAAACCCGTATTTTCACATCGTGTATGCGCGCCTACGATGTCGCGCAGATGCTGATCAATCAACCCTGATAGAGGAAGCAATCGTGCCTAATAACCGCGAACCCTCACCCCTGGCCTTCGCGGCCGGGGTTTTGCTGGCCTTCCTGGCCCTTATGGTGGTCCTATGGCTGCCTGTCGTCCTGTGACCCTGCCCTATTTCAACCCGGAGAGACTGACAATGCTTGCCATCATTACCGAATTCGTGCCCGCTACCGATACCCGCGCGGCCAAGATCAAAGCCTATACGTGCAACGGGCACAAACTGCTCGTGAGCATCGACTACGATCTAAACGACGCGGAGCGACACTTCGCGGCCGCGCAAAAACTGGTGCGCGAGCAGCTGCGCTACGCACCGGACCCTGAGACGATGGTCTACGGGGGCGCGCCCAAGGGCTACGTGTTCTGCTTTCCCGCATCGACTATCACGCTCGCCCGTGAACCCGCATGATCCCGGCCCCAACCCTGCCCAACGGTACCCGGCCACCCGGCACACCGCCCTGGTGGCCATTCGGCACCACTGGACCCAGCGACCCTATCCCGCCCGTGGACGTGCGCATACGCGCGCCACGGGAACCCCTGCCGGCCAGTTACCCGCCGGCGCCTTACTGAGGAGAAATAGACCATGAGACGACACTACGGCGAAACGAAGGCCGCGCGCCAAGCGGCCTGGCTCGCGCGTTTCAACGATATCGTGACGGCTCGCGCCCCTGCCCTATCGGGCCGCATCGAATGGCCGACAGCCATCTATCAGTACAACAGCGGCCGCACGCCCGAGGCGGCCGCCGACGAGTATTGCATGGCCCGTAACATTGAATGGAAGGACTAGACCATGCACACAATCGAAACCCGCTACCCCGATGGCACTCGTGCCCGGTACAAACTGCAAGACGGCTCTAGCGTGCCCTTGCAACTGTCGATCCTGAAGCGCTACCGGCTCAAGCGCTCGGGGGAGAAAAGGAAATTCCCTCGCGCCGACCCCACTACGTCAACGGCCGAGTACGTGCGCAAGTATTTCGAACTCAACACCGAGAGCCGCCACGGCTCTCCGTGCGCCTACGATTGGCATATCGACCATGCGAATCTCTATGAGCCCTTGAACGAAGCCCGTGCGGCCTGGCCTATGGGCGTGGATACCGTGGAGACGGTTGAGGAGGGTGAGCAGTGAACTACGACCATAGGCGCGTGATTATCGAAACCCTAGAGAGCGAACGGGAACGCTCACTCGCCATCGAGCAGTGCGCCGAACGCCTCCTGGAGGCGCTGGATCAACGCTTCCCGATGCCCATTCGACGTGACACCGTAGCCCGGGAGATGCTCGCGCTTCGAGCAGCTATCTCGGGTGCGCATGAGGAGAACTAGACCATGATCGTCCTGCATGAAGACGAACCCCCGGAGCCGGCCGAGCACTGCCTCCTCGTCATGACGATAAGCCTTGAAGCGTTCAAGGCTGAATATGACGACTATCCCGACGACGACCCCCCGCCCTGCCCAGCCGATGCCGATCGCGCTGCACGGGCCTGGGAGGCCAACCGTCTCACGAGGGGCGAGCCGTGATCCTCGCAGCCCTGGCCGCCCTCGCGGCCCTCATCCTCATCATTGCACTGGACATCTGACTATGACCCCCTCCCCTGCCCTCTCGCCCACCCGTGGCCGCCCACGCACCCGGGCGCTGCCTGACACTGACGTCACCCGGCGCCTGGTGGCCACGCGGCAGCGGCTCGTGCTCACCCAGCCCCGCATGGCCGCGTACCTCGGCGTGCCCGTGGCCACGTACCAGTCCTGGGAAATGGGCGTGCGAGAGCCCAGCGCCTCCGCGCTGCGCCTGCTCGACGTGCTGGGTATCGTCGAGGCTCTGGCGCCGGGGGTGCACGCGGAGCTGTTGCGCTAGCCCACCCTAACCCACCCGTAGCATCGGCTCCATCGTCGAGGGGTCGAACCCCTTGACGATGCGCCGCTCGATCTTGGCGATCCTGCGGCGCTCATCCTCGGCCCGCTGACGGGCTACGATGATCTCGGTGCGTTGCTTGGCGAAC